GCCCTAACGAGTCAATCGAAGAGGCATACAAACGAGCATCCGATTGCTTTGCAACAGACGCAGAGCATAGCTCACGTATCCAGAGCTACTTAAACAAAGAATGGTTTATGTTTAGCTCACCTATCTTGAGCAACGCACCCGCCGCTGGAGAGACGCCTAAAGGGATGCCTATTAGCTGCTTCCTAACCTATGTACCCGACAGCATCAAAGGCCTCTGTGACCACACTACAGAAGAGCGTTGGTTGTCTGTTAAAGGTGGTGGAGTAGGTGGTCATTGGTCAGATGTACGATCAATGTCAGACAAAACTCCGGGGGTTAACGGATTTCTACATACGGTAGATGCAGACATGGTTGCTTACCGCCAAGGCAAGACACGCCGTGGTAGCTACGCCGCTTACCTTGACATCTCACACCCTGAGATTATTGAGTTCATTAAGATGCGTACACCAAGCGGTGACTTGAACCGTAAGAACCTTAACCTCCATCATGGTGTTAACATTACACGTGCCTTTAGTGACGCTGTTGATAACAATCTTGATTGGAGCTTGATAGACCCACACACAAAAGAAGTTGTTGAGACTGTACGTGCTAGAGACCTTTGGGAAGAAATCCTAACGGCCCGTTTCCGCACTGGTGAGCCTTACATCAACAACCTCGACGAAGCTAACGACAAGATGCACCCAGCCTTGAAAGCTAGGGGTCTGCGTATCAATGGTAGTAACCTCTGCAACGAGATACACCTACCTACAGCAGAAGATCGTACAGCAGTTTGTTGTTTGTCTTCCGTTAACTTAGCTAAGTATGATGAGTGGAAAGACGATGACCGCTTCGTTGGTGATCTAATTGAAATGCTAGACAACGTACTACAGTTCTTTATTGACCACGCACCAAGCGAATTAAGCCGAGCTATTTATTCTGCTAAACGTGAGCGTAGTCTTGGCCTAGGCGCTATGGGCTTCCATGACTACTTGATGGAACACAACATGCCGTTTGAGTCAGCTTTGTCATTAAGCATGAACAAGAATATGTTTAAGAACATTAAGACTAAAGCACTAGGGGCGACAGAACGACTAGCACAGACACGTGGCGAGGCACCAGACGGCGAAGGCTACGGTGTTCGTAACTTACACTTGCTTGCTGTAGCACCTAACGCTAACAGTAGTATTATCCTAGGGGTATCACCAAGCATTGAGCCACGGGCTTCTAACTGCTTCACACACAAGACACGTGTTGGTAGTCACCTAGTTAAGACACCAGCACTTGAGCTAGTACTACGCAAGATGGGCAAGAACAACGACGAGACTTGGGACTCTATCATGGCTAACGATGGCTCTGTACAGCACCTCGATTTCCTCACTGACGATACCAAAGATGTTTTCAAGACAGCCTTTGAGTTGGATCAGCGTTGGGTTATAGAACACGCACGTGCCCGTCAAGGCTACTTATGCCAAGGTCAATCAGTCAACCTATTCTTTCCATCAGGTGCTGACAAAGGCCACGTTAACACAGTACACCGACTTGCTTTTAAACCTGCTAACGATGTTGGTGAGCCACTTAAAGGCCTGTACTATTTGCGTACAGAATCAAGCCGCAAGACAGAACAAGTAAATGTAAAAATCAAACGTGACGCTCTCAAGGATGGACAATCAGGTGTCCAAGGTGAATTGGATGAGTGCATGGCATGTCAAGGATAGAAAATGCTAACTGAAAAAAGCTTAACATACAAACCCCTCCGCTACCAACAAGCGGAGGACTACCGCCTACAGTCAGAAGACATTCACTGGGTGGTAAAAGAAGTAGAGATGACACGAGACGTTGAGGACTTTCGTGCAGCGCCAGACGAAGAACGAGAATTTATAAAAAATATTTTGTCCATCTTTACGCAAAGCGACTTTAATGTTGCTGCTGGCTACCTACCACTAATCAACACGTTAAAGAATAACGAAGTTCGAGGGATGCTCACCAGCTTTATGGCACGTGAGTTTATTCACCAAGAGGGCTACGCTCACTTGAACGAGAGCTTGGGTTTCCCAGACTCATACTACACTGACTTCCTAAAGCATAGCGAGACACTTGAGAAAGATTCGTATATGCAGAACAACCAGTTCAAAGATAACTTTGGACTTTCATTAGCGAAAGGTATTTTACTTGAGGGCATTTCTCTATTCGGTAGCTTTGTTATGCTCAAAAACTTTGAACGGCATGGCAAATACTTGGGCATGTGTACCATCAATGAGTGGTCTCTTCGTGACGAAACTCTACACGTTGAAGGCAACGCTTGGCTCTTTCGCACTTGGTGTCAAGAAAATCCCCAAGCGATTGACGACACGTTTAAAATGCACATTTACAACATGGCTAGAAGTATTGTTGACATGGAAAAGAAGTTTGTCGATTTCGCTTTCGGTTCTTACAGCCCGAAGGATTTATCGAAAGGCCAAGTCAAAGCTTACCTCGAATACATAACAGACCGCCGCTTACTACAGATTGGTCTGAAGCCTAACTACGAGCGTTCTGAAAACCCACTACCTTGGATGGACGTATTAAATAATGGTAGCTCTCATGCTAACTTCTTTGAGAAGCGTGTGACAGACTATTCTGTTGCTGGCATGTCTGGCGACTACGGCTACTAATATAAATAAAGGAGACTACTTTGGCTGATTATACTATAGACTTGTCTAAGGTTTTTGCACCTAAGAAACCTACGATCTGGGACCGTTCAGTTCCAATCGTGCAGCACAACACTATATACCACTGCTATATCTCAGGAGAGATTTCAGAACCAAGTGACTATAACGAAATGTGTTTCTTACTGGAGAATGCAGTAGAAGGTGATAAGGTCATCATACACATCAACACTGGAGGTGGGATGATAGACAGCGCGTTTAAGATTGTAGCTGCTATCAAACGATCAAAGGCCTATGTAGTAGCCCGTCTAACGGGCACAGTAGCATCCGCTGGTACTATCATTGCACTGACGTGTAACGACATGGAGGTTGAGGATTACACACACTTTATGATCCACAACTATTCTACAGGTACGCAGGGGAAAGGACACGAAGTCTTAGAGTTTATTAACTTTAACGACAAAGACCTAAAGAACACGTTTCGAGAAATCTATAAAAAATTCTTGAGCGATAAAGAGATTAACGATGTTCTAAAAGGTAAGGACATGTGGTTAACCGCAGCAAATGTAAAAGAGAGATGGAGTAAGAAAATTGGTTAAGACTTTAATTGTAGATATTGAGACATCCCCTATCATGGGGAAGGTGTGGGCGTTGTGGAAACAGAACATCTCGCTAGATCAAATTGAGAATGACTGGTTTATTATGTCATACTCTGCCAAGTGGCTAGACGAAGAAGGTGTCTTCTATAACGACTGCCGCAATAATATTGGTGATGACTACCAACTACTGTCTGACCTACACCACTTACTTGACGAAGCAGACTTTGTAGTTGCTCACAATGGTGATCGCTTTGACATCCCTAAGATCAATGCACGTATGTTGTTGAATGGACTAGCACCACCCAGCCCGTACAAAAGCATCGACACTTTGAAAGTAGCAAAGCGTACATTTAAGTTTACGTCTAACAAGTTGGCGTATCTGACTGACGTACTATGCTCTAATAAGAAGCTATCCCACAGTAAGTTTTCTGGCTGGAAGCTTTGGAACGAGTGTATGGCAGGTAACGAAGAAGCTTGGGAGGAAATGTACGAGTACAACTGTATGGATGTTATTTCTCTTGAGGAATTGTATCTTGTACTACGCCCTTGGATGCCGAGCCACCCTACTCTTGCTAGCTACGACGACGACGAATCACGCCGCTGCCCTAAGTGCGACAGTGACGATCTCACAAAGCGTGGTTTCTACCATACTAACAAAGGTAAGTTTCAACGCTTCCATTGTAATAGCTGTGGTGGTTGGTCCTCTGAAACAACTACTAGCAATACACCAGCAAAACGAAAGAGCCTTTTGGCAAGTCGATAGGAGACACAAATGAGTTTACTAAAAGCGTACAACAATCTCAATACTCGAAAGCGTCTTGAGATTCAAGAGGACTTTCTGATAACCATCGACAAGATGATGGCAGAGCCTCAACCAGAGGACGAGACAGAGCTAGCCTTGATAGCTGAAGACACCCTGCTTGAGCTTGTTCAACTCTACTCAGAGTACAGCGTATCGTACCTGACGGACGTAGCACACACCTTGGAAGAGCCACGTGGTGCTAACAATTCTATGAAGTTTATGAACAGTTATATCGCAGAGATTACAAACCGAGCGGGTGTTCACTACTTCAACGCCGAGCAAGGCTATTCTATTATTGATAAAACAGTTCAACTTGCGTTAGATAACAACGGCTTAGTCACACACGATCAAGTGCAAGACGTTATAAACGACATTGAAGAGTCATATGTAGAAGAAACTGAAGAGGAATAAACATGATAGCATTAGTAGACGCTGATTCACTTATCTATAAAGTTGGGTTTGCAATTGAAGATAAAACATATTGGAATGAATGCGAGGTACTTTCGGGTAGCGAACAGGAAAAAGATATTGCTTACGACACTAACCTAACCGTCTGCTACGCTACTCTAGATCAGCTTGTGTCAAACATTGTTTTTGCCACAGGCTGTGACAGTGCCAAGTTAGTATTTTCTGGGGGTGTCAACTTCAGACACAGCTTTCCAATCTCTTACAAGGCTAACAGAAAAGCCTCACGTAAGCCAGAAGGCTTTAAGGAAGTGTTAGCATATACGTTAGCCAACTACGACTGTCACACCACAGACGGTATTGAGGCAGACGACTATGTTGTGCATTTAAAAACTGAGAACCCAGAAGACTACCTACTGTGTGCTATCGACAAAGATGTTTTGTATCAGACTGTCGGTACGCATTACAACTATGGACGTGATGAGGAGGTGACTGTGGACGAGTTTGACGCAATCAAGTACGCATACTTTCAGACCCTTATGGGGGATGCTACGGATGGCTACAAAGGCTGTGCTGGCATTGGGGCAGTAAAAGCCGCAAAGCTGCTAGAAGATTGTGAGACAGAGTTAGAGATGTGGAATGTTGTTATTGACACATACGAAAGTAAGGAGCAAACAGCAGACGAAGCCTTGTGGACTATGAGATTAGCCCATATGCACCAATATAATGGAACCGAAATAGTCCTCTGGAATCCGCCAGAGGAACCTAAAGTAGTGGCTGAATGGACAGCTTTAAATGAAACGACTATCTAAGATAAATGAGTAATCTCAGCTAGTTAGGGAGGCACTATGAATATAGCACCAGCCGTTCTACGGCAATTAATTGGACAACTTGAAGAGAAGTTTCCAGATAGATTACCACAATCACAAATTAAAGAAACAGACTTAGCAAGGCTACTTGGACAGCAAGATGTTCTACGAGTTATTAAGGACTTAATAGAACGGAATGAAAGATAATGGCTGCTGTTGAAATAAAACTATACTCAAATGCGTATAAGCAAGAGCTTAATGATTTACTTATTAAGTTTAGCCAAGAATTATTTGGTGATGGCACAGCTAACGTAGATGAATTTATTGACTACCATTGGTGTGTGTATTTAGCAATAAGAGATGATAAAGTAATTGGTATGTCCAGTTACATATTCAATACTTATTTTGGACTACGTACTCCTACTGTCGGTAACGACTACTTATACGTTTTACCAGAACATAGGGGCAGCAGAGCGATGTGGATGCTAGCTGTTCAAACAGGTAAAATCAGCGTTGAAAATAACCTACCCCTAGAACACTACTACGCCTCTGAACAGACAATCAAAGTAAGCCGTAAGATGGAAGGTGTAAAAGCATATTCTACTTACATCTACCCAGTAGAAGAAGTTAAGCGTGTGTTCAACCACCTCATATCCAAAGTTAAATTTAAGGAATAACCATGAAACTATTAGACGTACTAGATAACCTGTTTGCTAAGATGTTCAATCCTCTTGGTATGCCCGTGTATGCCCAAGGCTTTGATCTTAAAGCACAAGCACGTGAGCCAGAATACAATACAAACATCTTGTTTAAAAAAGGTGGTTCGACTGTTGTTGAGAAACCAGTGTACACTCCACCACCTCCAGCACCTACACCAGCTTCAGCATCAACACAAGCCGAAGCAGCTACACCAGAAGAAGAAGAAATGAAGAAAAAAGAAGCCCAGAAGTCTGGCGCTAAGTCTCTTCAAATCCCAGTAGTTGCTGGTGCTGGCGGCGGTGGTGCTGGTACAGTCGGCACAGGTACATAGATTAAGGTAGAATAATGCCCGAAAACATGACGACAGAAGAGATACTGGTTCAGTACTCCCCTTCGCGTGAGAAGTTTTCAAAACTAGATGCAGACAGAACGTCTGTACTCGACAGAGCTAGGGAATGCTCTAAACTGACGATCCCGTCTGTTGTTACAGATAGTGGTCACACAGAGTCAGATGATTTAGATACCCCTTACCAAGCTGTCGGTAGTAGACTTGTCCACAATCTAGCGAGTAAATTACTTCTTACACTCCTTCCCCCTAACACCAGCTTCTTTCGTCTACTTCCAGACCCAGAGGTTGTTCAGCTTGCACAGCAACAGCAGCAAGGTGGTAAAGACCAACTAGAAAAAAGCTTAGTTACTCTTGAGCAAGAGATTATGAAGCAGATCGAACGTGAGGCACTACGTGTCCCTATCTTCGAAGCTATTAAATCTCTTGTTATCTCAGGTAACGCCCTTCTGTACAAAACAGAAACAGGCCTTAAAAGCTATAAGCTTGATAACTTTGTTATCTCCCGTGACTTCAGTGGTAATCCTATTGAGATTATCTGCAAAGAAGAAGTTACAAGAGACACACTCCCAGACGACATCTTAGAACAACTAGAAAGTGACCCCGCCCTTGGTGATGGTTCAAGAGCTACTATCTATACACGTGCTATTAAAAAGCTAGGTGTTTGGTATGAGTTTCAAGAGGTTGAAGGCGTACTTGTAGAAGGCTCTGACGTAGTATACGAAGACCCTAACGAGCTACCATTCATCCCATTACGCTGGACTTCTATCAATGGTGAAAGCTATGGACGTGGTTTGGTTGAGCAATACCTAGGTGACTTCCGTTCCCTTGAGGCTCTATACCAACTACTACTAGAAGCTTCCTCAGTTATGGCACGTGTTATCTTTGGTAAACGTGCTGGCTCAACTGTTGATGTTGATGATCTAAACACAGCCGAGAACGGTGTCTGTATCCTTGGTGACTTGGAACAAGACATTACCACACTCCGCGTAGACAAAGGCTCAGACCTTCGTGTACCTATGGATATGGTTCAAGAGCTTACCCGCCGCTTGGAACAAGCTTTCCTAGCAGCTACAAGTGCTGCCCGTGACTCTGAGCGTACAACCGCTACAGAAATTCGTTACATGGCAGCAGACCTTGAGAAAAGCCTTGGTGGTGTATACTCAATTCTGTCACTCGAACTACAACGTCCACTTGCTTACCAATTACTATCACAAACTAAAGTAGACCTTTCGTCTCTTGGTATTGAGCTAGTTATTGTAACAGGTGTAGAGGCCTTGGGCCGCAATGTAGAGCTTGACAAGATACGACAGTTTAACCAACTTATTCAAGAGTTGGGTAGCCCTGAGATTATACTTAGCCGACTTAATGTTGGTGCGTATATCTCTAAAATTGCCAACAGCCTAGGACTTGATACATCAGACTTAATCAAATCAGATGAGCAAATACAGCAAGAACAGCAAGCAGCCCAACAGCAACAACTCCTACAACAAGGTGGTGGTGCTATGGCTCAAGAGGCTGGTGCAGAAGCTGGTAGACAAATTACTCAACAAGGCTAAACATTCTAAAGGAGAATACAATGGCTAAGACACAATCACTATACGAGCTAAAACAAGCTGGTATGAAAAAAAAGAACCCCAACACTATTACCGATTCAGATTACTTCCTACGGGACAAAGAAGAAGAAGCACGGAAGGGTTATCCTAACAGTATTGATATGACCCCTCCACCGCCACCAGTGGCTAAGAAAGCTGCTTCTTCGAAGGATGAATAAGTATGGAAGAACAAGTTGAACAGGTAGAAACTGAAGCTGTCCCAGAAGAAGGCTCTGGGCAGCCTCAACTTTCTGAACGTGAGACCATCGAACAAGAGGCCATCAAACGCTACCAAGAGTCACAAATGACTCAAGCTGAAAAAGGTGAAGGCACTCCCGAAGGTTACAACGATGACGGCACAGAAGCAGAAGAGCTTCTAGGTGGTAAGTTTAAGTCTCAGGAAGACTTGCTAAAAGCTTACCAAGAACTTGAGAATAAACTAGGACAACCAAAAGAAGAGGCACCCGCTGTTGAAGAGACCGCAGAGGCTGTAGCTGAAGAAGTTACAGGTGGGATCGAAGTAGCACGTTACGAACAAGAGTTTGTAGAAAACGGTAGCCTTTCGGATGACTCATACAAGAACCTTGAAAAACTAGGTTTTAGTAAAAATCAGGTTGACCAGTATATCCAAGGCCAAACAGCATACGCCAACACAGTACGTGATAGCATTCACAACTCTGTTGGTGGAGAAGAACAGTATACCGATATTATCACATGGGCTTCGGGAAACCTACCGCCTGATATTATCAAAGACTACAATGATTCTGTCGAGGCTATGAACCAAGACAAGATTATTCGTAACTTAGAGTATATGAAGTTTAAAAAGGAACAGTCAGCACCCACCGACACATCACCCCGTAGACTTGAAGGCACAGCAGCCTCTAGTGGACTACAACCATATGGTGATAAGAACGAGTGGCAACGTGCCCAGACTAACCGACTTTACGGCAAAGACGCTAAGTACACCAACATGGTGGACTCACGCTATCTAGCAGCCCGTAAACGAGGTATCCTTTAGGAATTGGGGGGATTTGCATTTCGTCTCCTTTGGCATTTCTCCCCATCACTACCCCAATTAAAGGTAGACAACTTAGCTAAGTTGTCTTACAGGTATCGCGCAATACCTGTACGGCGCTTAAACCCAAAGTAACCTTGATGCTTGTATTTATAAGTATTCAGTAGGCCCACTCACTGAGGATGCGTTCTGACGTAGTGGATAACTTAAAGATAACTAATAAAAAAAGCACTGATTACATACTACAAACTAAATCAAACATTTAAGGTATAATAAAATGGCACTAACAGTAAATAACATTGGTAACAACTCCGCTTCAACGCGCGGTCTACCAACCGATATGGACAACGCACTGCAAATCTATTACGGCTCAGTCTTGACTGCATTTGACCGTAAGCAGTTGTTCCTTGATCTTGTAACTACAAAATCAATTGACAGTGGTTCTTCTATTTCCATTCCAGTAATCGGCCAATCTGGCGATGCTGACACCAACACACACGTCCCAGGAACCGAGCTTACTATGAGCGCGATTCCAGTACGTGAGCGTATCATTAACATTGATGCACTTGAGTACTACGCACTTGCAGTAGATAAGTTTGAAGAAAAAGTTCTTCACTTTGAAACACGCGGTGAGTTGGCTAAACAAGCTGGTGAAGCTTTGGCTGTCAAGATTGACAAAGCCGTTGCTGCATTGCTCGTAGTTGCTTCACAAACATCTGGCACAATTGGCGGCTCTGCTGTACAAGGTGACGGTACTGAAGTAAACAACGATGTAATCGACTCTGGTGCTACTCCTAAAGCTAAAGGCGATGCTTTGATTGAAGCAGTCTTCGAAGCTGTAGCAGCTATGGAAGAAAAAGACGTATCTGGCGAGAAGTATCTCGTTGTATCTCCAAAAGTATTCTCTTACTTGGCCCAATCTGATGCGGTCAACAAAGACATTACTTCTGGTGACAACGGTGGTATCAACAAAGGTACAGTTATGGAAGTCGCTGGCATCCGTATCTACAAGTCTAACTATACAAACACAGACTCTACTGTGGATGTAGGCGGGACTAACAAAAAACTGAAAGCTATGATCTTCACTTCTGAAGCTGTAGCTGTAGCGAAACTTATGGATGTTACATCTGAAGTTAACTACATGCCAGAGCAACTTGCTACTTTGATGACAACATACTACTCATATGGTATGGGCGTCTTGAAGCCAGCATGTTCTTGCGTAATCACAGGCGGCAACGTCTAAACTACCCATAGGGCGTCCCCTCTTCGGAGGGGGCGTTCTGTCTATGTATAGGAATACGTTTAGGCATGGGTATCCCTATAGATAGATAAGGAATTATTAAATGACAGAAATTGATGCAATT